GCAAGAAAGGACACAGCCCCGTATGTGCCATTCTTGACCGGTTCCCTCGACCGCAGAACACAGGTGGAAGGGAATGCGATCATCTATCCCGGCCCATACGCAAGGTTCCTGTACTACGGGAAAGTCATGGTAGACCCGGAGACCGGAAGCACCTACGCGCCGAAAGGCGGGACAAAGGTACTGACCGACAAAAATCTTGTGTTCAACACGTCAGGACACAATCAGGCGCAATCGCATTGGTTCGAGGCGTCAAAGGCTGAAAATCTTGATAAATGGCTTCGTGTAGCGGACAAGGCGGTGAAGAATGGACGCTGAAAAGCAAAAAAGGCTGGTATCTGCGGAGGAAGAACAGGATATCTCCCGAAAGATGATGATCTGGGCAAATTCCTTCTCGGACGACGACATACCGGCCGCAACGATTAATTATGAATTCCTCGCCGCCGACTCGGCGAGTATGGCCCTGTCCACCATTCAGGGCGCGTACATCACACGAAAATTCATCCTCGGAGGGCACGAGGCGGAATATCAATTCAAGATTATCGCCCGCATCAAGCCCGGAAACAGCAACGACAAGCGCCTGAAATGCGACGCCATGCTGAACCGCTTCGGGGATTGGGCCATGCAGAACCCGCCGGATTTGGGCGACGGGATGCGCGTCCGGCGCATGGAAGCTGTCAGCCGCTCGGCCCTGTTCGCCCGGTATGAGGACGGCACAGAGGATCATCAAATTCTAATGAAACTGACATATGAGGTGATTTAACTATGGCAGAAGTTACTTTTAATACCACGGCCGGTCAGACCATCGACCGGGAGCTGCTGATTGCATATCTGAACACCGGCGAGTCCTCAACGCCCGCCTGGGCGCCGTTCGGCACTCGCGTCACAGACTCCAGCATGGAGTATGACTGGCAGGAGGATTCCAGCAAGGATATCCTTGGAACGACCAGAACCACCATGAAGAAACCGATTATCACGCAGAGCTTTGACCCGTGCGACCTTGACGCGGGCGATGCGGCGTTGAAGAAGATCTGGGATCTGGCGGTCAAGCAGCAGAACGCAGCTGCGCTGGCGAATCAGGACGTGCTGATCGTCCATCATTATGCAGGAACGGCCAAGACGGCAGTCTTCGCGGAGCGCTACGACGCGTCTATGGTCAAGCCGTCCAGCCTCGGCGGCGAGGGCGGCGGCTCGGTAGGTATGCCCATCGACGTGACGCTCGGCGGCAAACGCACGACCGGCACGGCGGCGGTTGGCGCCAACGGGGCTATTACCTTCACGCCAGACGCAGCGTAAGGAGGAATCGCAATGCCTGAAATCAAATTTGAAACCGGTATCGTATCGTTCAAGCTGAACGACGCGGCGGAAGTCTCCTTCAACCCGACCGACAGCGCATTTGTCGAACAGATCTTCAACACCTTTGACGAGCTGGACAGGAAGCAGGAGGCGTATAAGGCCGAAGTCGACCACTGCGCGGACAAGAAGGAGATTTTCGCCATTGCCCGCCGCCGCGACGCGGAAATGCGGGACATGATCGACGGCCTGTTTGCCAAGCCTGTCTGCGCAGACCTGTTCGGCACTATGAACGTCTACGCGCTGGCCGACGGCCTGCCAGTATGGTGCAACCTCATGCTGGCCGTGATCGATCAGATCGACACGAGCTTCGCGGCAGAGCAGAAGAAGACCAACCCGAGGATTGCGAAATATACAGATAGATGGAAAACGCGCAGGCCCCCTGTTCGCGAAATATATTGATAGATGGGGAAAGTGATCTATTCCCTGCCGACCTCTGTTGAGGTCGACGGAACAGAATACGCGATCCAATCTGATTACCGCGCAATCCTCGATATCCTCGTAGCCCTGACAGACAGGGAACTGGACGAGCGGGATAAGGCGGAAGCGGCGCTGACCATCTTCTATCCCGACTTCGAAGAAATGCCCGTCAGCGACTATCAGGAAGCCCTGAACCAGTGCTTCCGCTTCATCGACCACGGGCAGGAGAATCGAGAGAAGAGAAAGCAGCCAGAGATCATGTCATGGGCGCAGGACTTTGATCTCTATATTGCGCCTATCAACCGAATCGCGGGCTGCGAGGTCAGGGCGCTGGAATACCTGCATTGGTATTCGTTTCTATCGTACTATCAAGAAATCGGAGATTGCCTGTATGCACAGGTGGTTTCTATCCGCGATAAAAAGGCCAGAGGGAAGAGTCTCGACAAACAGGAGAGGGATTTCTACCGGCGCAACCGGGATATCGTCGATCTGAAGACAACATACTCGGAGGCCGAAGCCGACCTGCTTGCCTTATGGGGAGTCGGGACAAAAAACAGCCGCCCCGGTTAAGGGGCGGCAGCAGGAAAAACTTATTTTTTATACTCGAAAACGATTTCGCTACCCCAGAAGCTTGGAGAGAATCGAATCTCGATCTCACTCCAATCCTGCGGCGCTTCATATCCGACGACACCTTTCATTTTCTTCCCGGCGGCAATCGTGCCGTCAAGCTGCGGCTCGTCGGAACTCATCATGGCGGTGAGGCTGAGGCTGGTTGTATAGCCATCAATGTAGCTTTCGAATGAAAGCATGGTGCTGGACGCAATATCGCGGGATGAATTGTTTTCGATCTCGAATTCGCACAGAACAAAGACCTTTCCATCATCCGGCGAGACGTAATTTTGGCCGGAATTCTCGGTAACACTGAGCAACGTGACCGCCACGCCGTCTAGAACGACCTGATCCCCAACGCCAAATGTTTCAGGCCCGGAATCGGATTGCTGCGGCGGCTGCTGCGAAGAAGAAACTGAGGTTCCGACCTTTTCCGGCTTGGAGGACGATCCGCAGGAAGCAAAGGCCGCGCCAATAAAGACGAAAAGACAGAGGAATACGATTAAAGCCGTCAGGCAGCCGCTGGGGCGTTTCGCCTGCTTTTTGGTTTTTAGCCCACCAACAACGTCAACGCGGTTCGAGGCGTTAATCTTGATGGTAAAAAACGCATTCTGTTGCCCTTCGGCAATGGTAAAGGATATGGTTTTATCCAGACGGCGATACCGGTAAAAAGAAAGTTCATGCTGGCCCGGAGCGGCCACAGCTCGAAGTTCTTCACCGTTTTTCAGCGTGCCGACATCACAGCCATCCAATGCAACGCCGACGATCAGGCCAGAACCGTAAAAAGAATTGTCCCGGCTGATTTGGATAATGCAATCACTCATATTTCTTCCCTCCTTACTTGGAAGATAACACAAATAATAACAAAAATCAACCGAAAAGGTGGTGAAAATATGGCAGATGGGAAAATTGTGGTCACCGTCGACGCGGACGCAAAAAAAGCGCAGAAGGAGCTTGATACGCTGTCCGCGAAAATCGACAAGATGGAAGCCAAGCTAAACGAGGATACCGGAACGCAGAGCGGGCTTAAAAAGGAGCTGGACGCTGCGCTTCAGTCCGCAAAGCAGACGGAAGACGCGCTGAAATCGCTCCGCTCGGAGGCTGACCGCCTAAAGGGAATCACGTCCGGAAACGCTTCGGCTAATCCAGCTGAGTACATAGACGCTTATTCTCGACAGGCGGAGGTTGCTGCACAAATCAAAGAGCAGGAACAGCTGCTGGTGCAGCAAAACAAAACGGCGGAAAAGCTCGGGAGTCAATATGCAAAGATCACCGACAAGGTGATAAACCAGACCGCTGCGCTTGACGCTGCAAAGACCAAAGCCGGAGAGCTGGTGCAGCAGATCACAAATGCAAGCGGAGCCTCGGCTAAAATGGCGGAAGTATCGGCAAGCGTCGAAAAGAGCATGAACAAATTCGGAAGAAGATTAAGCGGGGTACTAAGGAGCGCGCTGATCTTTACCGTCCTGTCCCGCGGCCTTTCCCAGCTGCGCAGCTGGCTTAGCGAGACGATCAAGAAAAGCGACGAAGCGCGCGCGGCAGTTGCCAGGCTGAAGGGCGCTCTGCTCACGCTTGCGCAGCCAATCATGAAGGTGGTTATTCCTGCTTTTATCCTTCTTGTGAACGTGCTGACTCGAATTGTAAACGCGCTTGCAACACTGGTTTCGAAGCTGTTCGGAACGTCTTTTCCGAAATCTGCGGCGGAAGCCGCTGCGGCATATGGAGACGAGGCGGAAGCAATCTCCGATGTGGGAGACGCAGCAAAAAAAGCAGGGAAAAGCATGGCGTCGTTTGACGAAATCAACCAGCTTTCGAATGATTCCGGAAGCAGCGGCGGCGCAGGAGCGGGTGGCGGAATCGGATCCGATACGATAGCACCCGATTTCAGCGCCATGATAAAGGATCAGCTGACATCAATTACAGAATTGTTTGTGGGCGCGGCATTGCTTGCGCTTGGCGCAATTCTCACGTTCAGCGGCGCGAACATCCCGCTTGGAATAGCGCTTATGGCAGTTGGCGCGCTGGCGGTGTGGGACGCGGTAAGCAATCACTGGGGAGAAATCGCTGGAATCCTGCAAGGGCAAGTCGGACTTATCACGGCGATTGTAAGTACTGCCTTGCTTGCAATCGGCGCGCTCCTTGTCTTTTCTGGCGCAAACATTCCGCTTGGCCTCGGACTGATGATCGCCGGTGCGGTCGGCCTTGCGGCCACTGTGGCGGCAAACTGGGGCTCAATTACAGAAGCGCTGCAAGGGCCCATCGGAATCATTACGGCAATCGTAAGCGGGGCGCTGCTTGTTGTCGGCGCGATCTTAGCGTTCAGCGGCGCAAACATTCCTATCGGCATTGGGCTGATGGCGGCCGGGGCGGTCGGTCTCGCTGCGGTAGCGGCTGTTAACTGGGACACGATCACGGCGGCCCTGCGGGGCCCTGTCGGAAATATTGTAGCGATCGTGGGTGCGGCATTGCTTGCGCTTGGCGCAATTCTCGCATTCAGCGGTGCGAATCTGCCGCTCGGTATCGGGCTGATGGTTGCAGGAGCGGCAGGGCTTGCAGCAACAGCAACTATCAACTGGGATACGATCAAAACAAAACTGCAAGGGCCGATAGGGAAGATCACCGCGATTGTCAGTGCGGCGCTGCTTGCGGTCGGTGCGATCCTTGCATTTACAGGCGCAAGCCTTCCGCTTGGAATCGGGCTGATGGCTGCGGGCGCAATCGGACTTGCAGCAACGGCGGCTGTCAACTGGAATACGATTCAGGAAAAAATGAAAGGGCCGCTTGGCAAAATTACTGCAATCGTTGGCGGCGCGCTCCTTGCGCTTGGCGCGGTTCTCCTGTTCACAGGTGCAGGAATTCCGCTCGGGCTTGGACTTCTCGCAGCGGGCGGCGTAAGCCTGGCTGCGGCTATTGCGCCGAACTGGGATTTTATTGTCAGCAAGGTAAAAGATTGCTGGGGCAAAATCAAAGATTTCTGGAAGAAGAACATTGCGCCTGTATTCACAGGCGAATGGTGGGCCAATCTTGCGAAAAACGCCATGAACGGCCTGATTGCCGAAATCGAGAGTGGGATCAATCGCGCGCTTGGCGGTTTGGGCGGCCTTGTGAACGGGGCGATTAGGCTGCTGAACAAGGTTCCGGGCGTAGACATTGGAAATGTAAGCTGGGGAAATGTCCAACTCCCCCGCCTAGCCTCCGGCGCGGTCATCCCGCCGAACCGGGAGTTTATGGCTGTGCTGGGAGACCAGAAAAGCGGAACGAATATCGAAACGCCGCTTGCCACAATGGTGCAGGCGTTCAAGCAGGCCATGAACGAAACGGGCGGCATGGGCGGCAGACAGATCACGGTTGTTATGCAGCTCGACCACAGAGAACTTGGACGCGCGGTGTATAACCTTAACAACGAGGAAACACAGCGCGTCGGAGTGAAGCTTGCGGGGGTGAAGGCATGACAAGCATTTTGAGCCTTGACGGCAAGGAGTATCCGAATCTGCATGTTGTGAGCCTAAAGCGTTCGTTTTCCGTCCTCGACGGCGATAACGCGGGCCGCGTGATGACCGGCGCGATGACGCGAGACATTATCGGTACATTTTACAATTACAGTTTGGAGATCGATCCTGTTTCGTCTGATCTTGCAGAATATGATGCGTTTTACGAGAACATTTCCGCGCCGGTCGATAGCCACGTTCTGACTGTCCCGTATGCGCAATCTGTTTTGACGTTTGATGCCTATGTGGCAAACGGAGAAGATGAACTTGTATCAAGATACGGCGATAGGAGCGAATGGCAGAACTTATCGATTAACTTTGTTGCAATGAAACCGAAGAGGGTTCCGGTATGAGCGTTCGAGTGATTTATGAGGACGTTGCGGTAGGCGCGGCGGAGGCGGCCAGCGTGGCGAGCACCGCTGCGAAGCCCTTCTCCGACCTTCCGGAACTGCCGTATGGCACAGAGCCGGTGATCGTCGCAACAAACGAGCTGAACCAGTGGGTGCTGGACGGCTCCCGTCCGATCCTCACGACCGAGCGGGCGGCGTTCTGGTCTTCGGCTCCGAGCAAAGCGGACTGCACCTTTGACGCGAACCCGACGCTGACTATCACGCTGGACGGCACGTTCGCAAGCTCCGGCATTTACCTCTATTTTGACGGTGGCACCGGCGACTATTGCAGCGCCCTGACCATGACGTGGTACAACGGCGAGACAACCGTCGCGTCGCAGGACTTCACGCCGGACGGCCAGAAATATTTCTGCGCCAAGCCAGTCACGGGCTACAACAAGCTCGTGATTGAGCTGAAAAAGACGAGCCTGCCGTACCGCTATGCGAAGCTCCGACAGATATTCTTCGGCATCGTCCGGGAATTCGAGCGGGAGGATCTGCGCAGCGTCAACGTCACCGAGGGTGTCAGCGTGATCTCCGACGACGTGGAGATCAATACGCTGGATTTCACGCTCGACAACTCAGACGATATTGACTTCATTTTTCAGGAAAAGCAGCCCGTCAGCGCCTACGACGGCGCAAAGCTGATCGGCGTCTTTTACATCAAGAGCTCGTCCCGGTCGAGCGAACGGCTCTATGATGTATCCTGCCAGGACGCGCTCGGCATTCTGGACGACGAGCCCTTCGCGGCGGCGGTCTACAGCAGCAAAAACGCGAAGGAGCTGATAACCTCGATTCTCGGCGCGCACTTCACGCTGGACTTCGACCCTGCGCTGGAAGACGAGACCGTAACCGGCTATATCCCGGACTGCACGAAACGAGAAGCGCTGCAACAGATCGTTTTCGCGCTTCGTGCGACCATTGACACAAGCGCGTCGCGTGGCGTGCGCGTCCGGAGGCTCACAGCAGCCTCTCCTGCCACGATTCCGCTTGATCGGACATACACGGGCGGCAGCGTTGAAACGGCGGCAGTGGTCACGGAGATCCGCGTGACGGCACACAGCTATTCGGCGTCCGGAAGCGGGGAGAACGTGGAGGTCGGCGGTACGACCTACTATCACACGACGTCTGTCACGTCCAAGACCAATCCGAACGCCACCACACAGACCAAGCCGAACGTCATCGAGGTACGCGACGCTACGCTGGTCAACAGCGACAACGTTGCCGCCGTCGCGCAGCACGTCTTTGACTACTATATGCGCCGTCAGACGCACAGTGTCAAAATTGTCATGGACAAGGAAGCCCCGGGCGATTACGTGCAGACCACAACGCCGTGGGGCACGAAGATCACCGGAACGATCACCAGTATGGGCATTCGCCTCAGCGGAATCGCAGCGGCAGAATGCAAGATTATCGGCACATAGAACGGAGGTGCGACATTTGGTACAGGGAGATTCGTATAACCTTAGTGTTACCATCAAGAATAAAGGACAGCCGCTGGACGTTGCAAGCGTTGAAAAGGTGGAAATTTCTCTGCTTTATCTGCAAAAGAGCTATCCGGGAGAGATCGGATACGAGGACGGAAAGTTTCTGTTTCCCCTCACCCAGCAGGAGACCTTTCGGCTCCCGAAGCTCTGCCAGATGCAGGTGCGCGTGAAATTCAAGAGCGGTGACGTGATTGGCTCGGAGATCAAGCAGATCGACGTTGCGCACGCGCTTTCAAAGGCGGTGTTGTGATGGGCGGCATTGAATTTGAACTCAAGAACCGCGACCCGATCGACGTTTCCTTTAACGTTTCCGTGCGTGCTGGCGGCGGCTCCGGCGGCGGAGGCATTGCATCGGCGCAGATCGACGAGATCCGCGTGCTGACAAAATCGGACTATGACGCGATGGACGAAAAGGACGCGCGGACGCTGTATCTGGTGGAGGGCTGACATGCTGGCACTTGGAATCAAACGCATTCTGGCGCTGTTCATCGGCTCCATGGGCATTAAGTCCGCCCATCTGGGCGAGAAAACCATTTATGAAAGGCCGGGCGGCTTTTTGTACATTGAACTCAAAAGTGAAGAAAGGGGTTAAATCCGAATGGCAAGCTTTTTTAATTTAACACTCGATACGCTGGCACCTGCCGGTCTATCGATCATCCTGAATGACGGCGCACAGTACGCGACCAGCGCGACCGTCACCGCGAAGATCTCCGTCACAGACGCGGCGACGACCGGCTACCAGATGAAGATCTGGGGCACAAAGGCGGCGAAAACGGAGGCGGCTGCGTCGTGGGAGACATACGCGGCCACAAAATCCATTACGCTCCCGGACGGCGACGGCCTGAAGACGATCTATGTAAAGGTGCGCGACGACGTCGGCAACGAATCGACTGCGGCCAGCGACTCCATCACGCTCAACACCTCGATCCCCGCCGTGATCATCACCGGCCCCGACAAGAGCCGCATTTCCAAGGTAACGGGATACGACGCAGCGGCGTTCTCCTTCGTCTGCGATGTGGACTTTGAGGAATACACCGTCCGCGTCGTCCCGGCGACGAGCAGCCTGCACACGGCGGGCACGCAGATCCCGGCGACGGGCGGCTCCACGAACGTCAGCGGCACGGCGGGCGGCTACAAGAAGAACACCGCCATCAACGTCACTGTCAAGGGCGCGGATCTCGAATCGGCGTCTTCCGGCGACGGCGTGAAGATCGTGAAGGTCTTCGTCAAGAACGCCGCCGGGACGTGGAGCGCAGCCTAATGGCCGCGCCGGAGTTGACCTTCTCCATCACAGGAAACAAGATCTCGGCGGTATCCGGGTACGACTCCATCACCGTCACCTTCTCGTCGGACATCGCCTACACGGCCTTCGAGTGCCGCGCGACGAAGTCCGGCGAGGATTGGGGCCGCGGGAAGGGCGCTTTGATCGCGTCCTTCTCCCAGACCCCGGCGGGCACGCAGCGCACCTTTGAGGTATACGACGATTTCCTGCTTTCCGGTGATGGGGAATACCGCATTTCGTTGTTCGCGCAGGGCGTGGACGGCAGCTGGAACGACAATTACGGATTTATCCCGTCCGGACAGTCGCAGACCATGAAAACGGCTGACGGAGAGGATTTCCTGTGCATGAAGGAGTGATCGCATGGCGTACAACAGCCAGTATACCGGCGCGCAGATTGACGAGGCCATCGGCGACGTGCGCGGAAACAAAGCCGCATGGAGCGGCAAGCAGGACGTGCTTTTGGCCTCCGGGGCGAAGGTCGGCGACCTTATCAAGGTCAAGGCGGTCGACACAAGCGGCAAGCCGACGGCGTGGGTGGTGGCCGTGGCGGGCAAGGACTACCTCAAAACCGCCCCTGTCACCTCCGTCAACGGCAAGACCGGAGCTGTCAAGGTTCGCGAAGTGCCGTCTGTCACCGCCGCTGATAATGGAAAATTTCTGCGGGTTGTTTCCGGTGCGTGGGCGGCGGTAGAGATCGCAAACGCGAATGGAGGTAGCTTCTGATGGCGGAATATCTGACGAATACGGCTGACCTGACGGCGGTCGCCGACGCGATCCGCGCGAAGGGTGGCACGTCTGCGCAGCTGGTGTACCCGGCAGGATTCGTGTCGGCCATTCAGGCAATCCAGACCGGCATAGCCCCGCAACTGGTCGTAACGGTATCTGCCGGTGCGACGGTCACAGCGACGAACGGCTCCAAAACGATCAGCGGAACATCTGGCAGCACCGGAGTTTGTACGCTTACCGTTCCGGAGATCGGCACATGGAGCGTATCCGCCACGCTCAACGGGAAAACATCTGACACAAAAGCCGTAACTATCACGGACAGTTACGCGGTGTCGCTTAATTTTGTATATCCGACACTGAATAAAAATACTTGGGAAACAATAAAAGATATATCCGACGCGGGACAGGGCGCGAACTATTGGAGCGTCGGTGACCGAAAGGCTGTAACGCTAAACGGCACGGTTGGACATCTTACACTATCTAATTACACAACATATGCGTTCATTATTGGATTTAACCATAACGCGAGCCTAGAAGGGGAAAACCGTATCCATTTCCAACTTGCAAAGACCGCGCTCTCCGGCGGTACGGACGTGTGTTTCTGCGATAGTTACTATACCTCGCCCGTTTCGACAACCGGCTATTTCTCTATGAACAGTAGTGCAACGAACTCCGGCGGATGGGCGAGCTCGCAAATGCGTACAAATATTTGCGGGACAAGCCTCTCGAGCTATTCCGGAACGATTATCGCAGTCATTCCGGCGGCGCTCCGTGCAGTCCTAAAGTCCGTTACCAAGTACACGGACAATACGGGAAATAATAGCACATCCGCGAGTGCGGTCACGGCGACAAAGGATTACTTTTTCCTCCTCTCGGAGTTTGAGGTTTTCGGGAGCATTTCGAGAGCAAACTCGAACGAGGCGAGTAAGCAAGCGCAGTACGCCTATTATTCCGCTGGAAACAGCAAGGTAAAGTACAAGCACAACGGAACGAGCGCCGCCGCTCGTTGGTGGCTCCGTTCTCCGCTTGCGAGCAGCTCCGACGGTTTCGAGGACGTGAACACCAACGGGACAGTCGAAGACCGCACCGCGCGCGCTTCCTTCGGCTTCCCACCCGGCTTTTGTGTATGAGGGACAAATCCATGGAGTATATCGTATATAAGCGATTTCATAGACAGGGTATTGATGGAGCATTTAATCTCCAGTATGGGACTGTGGTATCGGAGATCGAAGGGTTCCTATTCACAAAGGACGGCAGGCGGATATGCGCTGTAACGTCCGAAAATGGATGGGAGCATTTCAGGCCGAATACGCCAGAGGGTGCGATGCGACAAGAAATGCTTGAACACCTCTATCGCTGGTACGAAAAAAACGGATGCGGTGAAGATTTTACGGATGACAAATGGCCGGGGCAGGAAAACGGCTACTGGAAAAATCGGTTGAGAACAGCAAACACAGAGCGATTAGAGAAAATCTATCAAGAGAAATTTGGAGGGACACCATGTATGCAGTAAAACAGGACGGTGCATTTGCCGGGTATGCAGACAACATTGTGCTCATCCGATTGCACAGCAACGGTTGCTATGTACCGTGCAAGGAAGATCAGGCAGAAGGATTTTGCGCTAAGATGGCTGTGACTATTACGGATGAAGAAGGAACTGAACATCAGGTGCTTTCCGACATGGTGTTTCATCTCACAGACCATACGCTGAAAGGTACTGAGCCAGAAGGCAGTTATGAACAAATGGGCGCGGCATTGCCACTCACAGATGCAGAGAACGCGGCGAAAATTTTACTTGGGGAGACAGAGTGATGAGTTACATAGAAAGAGCCAGAGCATTGCGTCCGTATATCGAAAAAGCGTCGATTAGCTTACCTGATGAGGATGCGCTGCAAGCAGTAGAGTTATTCCCACAGTGGGTGACAGGCCATTCTTACGCGGTCGATGATCGGCTGCAATACAATGGCGTATTATATCGCGTGGTGCAGGCGCATACCTCACAGGCAGACTGGACACCGGATATTACACCGGCACTGTTTGTGATCGTTTCACTAGATGAATGGCCGGAATTTGTGCAACCTACGGGTGCGCATGATGCCTACAATAAGGGTGACAAGGTGACGTTTGAAGGCAAGCATTACATCAGCTTGATTGACGGGAATGTATTTTCACCAGCGGAATATCCGGCTGGTTGGCAGGAACAGGCGTAAATTTGAGAATATGGGAGGAAACATGGAGCCTCATTATTGCAAATACGCCTACCGCAAAAACGGAGACGTGAGCTTGCATTGCCGGTATCTGACGGAAAAAGGGGCGAGGCAGGGAAAAAGGCCGACTGGACAGACGCGGCCTTCGTGCCGATCTGATAAACACAGAAGGGAGACACCATGGACACCAAGACTATCATCGTTACCCTCGTCACCGACCGGACGCAGGCGGATGTGGAGCGAGTGCGGGAGCTTGCCGCGAAGGGCTTTTCTGCCATGACTTCCGACGAGCAGGCGGAATGGCTTGCGGGGATGAAGGGCGCGTACAACGCTTCCGATCTGAACCGCGTAGGAACCGCCCTGAACTATCTGGCGGGACGCCTCGCCTCAATCTGCGGGAAGAGCATTACGTGGACGGCTAAAACCGATTGGGCCGTAACGGACATTATAACGGCATCACAGGCCGAGGCATACCGCAAGCAGGTGCAATCCATCCGCGACGCGCTTGCGTATCCTGCCGGGACGCCGGACGCGCCGCAGCTGGGCCGCCTGACCTACACCGATGCAAACAACATCGAGCGAATCCTGAAACTCTGCGAAGACTTAATCGTCAACGTTGCAAAATCTTTTCGCCACACCGGCGCGGCGGAGTGCGCCGCAGGAGGATTACTCACATGAAAGATAGGCAGCCAACACAGGTTTTAGCCAACGGCGCGATCCGCTACGGCGTCTATAACGCCGACGGCACGCTCAACCACTACGAATACCTCAAGCGCGAGGACGCGCCTACCGTCGAGGGTACGCCACTCAACAAGGCAAATCTGCTATCCGATGCAACCGCCGCGAAGATCTGGCCCGGCTCGAAGAAGCCGGACGACCCGACCGTGAACGACGCGCTCGGCAAGCTTTCGGAGGGTACGGCCAAAGTCGGCGACATCACTATCACCGCCCGCACCGACCTCTCCGACGCATGGATCCCGTGCGACGGGCGCACTGTATCGCAGGAACAGTATCCAAGCCTTTGCGCCGTCCTGCGGACGCCGGACAGCCCGGCGATTTGGACGGAAAAGACCGTATCAACAAACGTCGGAGCGGGCGGCGACGCGCTTTCCTACGAAAACGGCCACTGGTTCCGCACGTACCGGGACGCGACATCCGCACACATTCTGGTGTCGGACGACGGCGAGACGTGGGTAGAATGGCCGATTCCGCAGAACTTCTGGACCGACTCGACAACACTTACTTCTCGAATTGTAGCAGCAAATGCTGTAAAGTACTACAATAATCAATATGTATGTAGCGTGTTAGTACTGTGCGCTACAACATCAGGCACAAAATACAGTTGGGGTGTTCTATTTGCAAGAGAGGTATTTAACGCATTTCAAATCGATTCCCCAGGGGTCTTCAACTGGTATGATTCAGATCGGGTAGAAGACTTTACAGGTACGCGTGCAGACATATATTGGGATGGCCGCTACTTCTTTATAGTAGATATAGAGGACGTTCCATACGCCTCAATCGCCTTATTTCGATATACAGATCAGCTTACAGCTAAAACCAGACCAGCAACTAGCTCGGAAACATCGTGGACTGCTGGATCGCAACTCCCTGGGCATTCTCTGCAGAAGATTCTCGTTCCGGCAGCAGGCGATGGCATTTTTGTCGTAACTATACGTCCTTCCGGCTCTAATGTCGAAAACTCATACGGGTGGCTTTCATACTTCCAAGGTGTTACAGCCTCACGACTTGACAAAAACCTGAACACACTTAAACCAACAGATTCTATTGAGTATGAAGCCTTTTTTGAGGTGAATAACGATGTATACCTATACTACACACTCGACAGGTCTGAATATTATCGCTGCAAGATAACGGTTGGAAGCACACTGGACGTATCGACGTCTAGGATAACTGAAGGCGATAGAATACAGTATGCGATAAGCTGCAGCGATCAGGTTGTAGGGGTGTACGATTCGACGGTTAAAGTAGCAGAAGATATAGAGCAAGGATGGGATTTTTCGGCCTCACTTCCTAAAGCCATTGGTAACTATCCTGTTGCAGCAGGCACCATCGTAAGACTGCCATACAAGTCTCAGGGCACGATTGTACAGGATGGTGTCCACGATTTTGCGTACGACAACAAGAAAATCCCTGTCATTACACCCGATAGTCGCAGCAAAGCCTATATCAAGGCACTGGAGGAGTAACTATGCAGGACAGACAGGGCACAAACGATCTTGCGAACGGCGCTGTCCGGTACGGGGTATATGGCGCGGCTGGAAGTCTGCTGCGCTACGAATGGATCCGTCCGGAGGACGAGCCGCTGGAAGCTGGAACGCCGCTCACGGCCGGGAACCTGCTGACGGCACAGAGCGCTGCAAAGATCTGGCGAGCGGGCGACGCACCGGCGAACCCGATGGTAAATGAGGCATTCGGGAAGCTGTCGGAGCCGAATTATCACGTCGGCGATATCCTTACGACCGTCCGCGTCCTCTCCGCCCCGTGGCACGCGTGCGATGGCTCAACATTCGACCAGACTGCATACCCGGCCCTCTACGCAGCCCTCGGCGGCACGACGCTGCCGACAATCAGCTATTCCAGCGATACCACCACCTACATCAAAATGGCGGACGATTAGCCCGGCAAATAAAAGAGAAAGGTACAGAAAAATGGACACCAAAACCATCATCGTCACCCTCGCCTGCGCCGCGCTTGGCTCATCCGCGCTGACGGCGGTCGTCAATGCCGTCGTCAGCGCGATACAGAAAAAGCGCGGCAAGGCCACAACGCAGGAGGCGCACCTTGCAGAGATCGACAAAAAGCTCGGGAAAATGCAGGAGCATCAGGACGAGCAGTATCTGGCGATCCTCCGGCTGACCATCATGTCAGAGGAAATGCCAATGGCTGAGCGGCTGATTGCCGGGCAGAAATACGTAAAGCTGGGCGGGAACGGCGATGTAAAAAAGTTTTTGCACCAGCTGGAGGCGCAATGCGGGCATAGCAGTGCGCAATAAATTGGGAGGCAGATATGCGGGTAAAAGGCAAGTGGAGCAAGGGCGAAATGGCGCGAACCATTGTGTTGTATCTGCTCCAGCTCATCACGACGGTAATTGTCTGGGCCTGCGCTCTGAAAACCGTCGCCGTCCTAATTGCAGTCATCCGCAGCCCGGAGCTCGGCGCGTCGGTAGACCTGTCCGACGTGCTCGGATTTACAGGTTGGGCAACCATCACAGAGCTTGGCCTGCTTGCTTTCAAGCGGGTTTTTGCAAAAAAGAATGATCCGGTAGAATAACGAAAGGGGTACACAATATGTATAAGCGAGTGAATTTTGAACCGATGGATAAACACCTGTCGGAAAGCATTCGGGGGAAGCTTGAAGAAGCGGAAGCGCTCATCATGCAGCTCCCGGCGGGAAGGAATAGAAGTATCGCCCTGACAAAGTTGGAAGATACAATGCTTCGTGCGAACCTCGCAATCTCTGACGCGGTTGCGACGAGAAGCGAAAGCGAAACAAAGGACTGAAAGGAGCATACATATGGAAAACATCAAGAAGCGGCTCGGCAATCTGCTGAGCGTCAAATCTATCGTCACACTGGTGCTGACGGCGGTATTTGCGTACATGGCAGTCGCCGGGAAAATCTCGCAGGACTTTATGATGGTGTATACCGTCGTGATCGCGTTTTACTTTGGCACACAGAGCCAGAAAGCGCAGGACGCGATTGACAACGCCACGAAGGAGGATGCGCAGAAATGAGCATCAAGATCGGGCAGGCCAGTCTCGGCGAGACGGGCGGCCGCAATCAGCAGCCCGGCAATCAGACCGGGCGGGAGCTGAATATCTCCAACTGGTACAATGGCCGCTGGCTCGGCATCTTGCGCTACAAGAGCCGCAAAAAGGCCGAGCGGGCCGCGCAGACGTGCGAGGCGGCCATTAAGAACCGGAACATCGGCTACGACATGGACAACAGGAACACGGCGTATGAGGCAGCCAGAGCCGTCGGCTGGGACGTGAGCAGGATCACAAAGCCAGTGGAGACGGACTGCTCCGCGCTCATGATGCTCTGCGCCGTGGCCGCAGGCTGCGCGTCGGTAGAAGCGCTCTACCGTCGGCAGGGCAACAGCTGCACCACCTACTGTATGCTGCACGATTGGCCCGCAACGGGCGATTTTGAATTGCTGACCGGCAGCAAGTATCTGACGACGGACGCGAATCTCCTGCGCGGGGACGTACTGGTAAGCGAGGGCCATACCGTGATGGCCCTCGAAGATGGAAAAAATGCAGAGGAGGAAACCGAAATGGTAGAAAAGAGCAAGATCATCGTCGACGGAAAGGAAGTCACCGTCGAGCGCATTCTGAAGAACGGCACAAACTACGTAAAAGTCCGCGATATCGCCGCCGCGCTGGATCTCGAAGTGAGCAACAAGGGCAATATCGCCGTATTGACGCACAAGGAAAAGTAAGGGGGCAAAGCCTATGTCGCCGCAGGCGCGGGCCAAGCTGCCGCCAGAGCTGGGCAGGCTGACCCGCAAGGATATGGAGGCCGTGATCTATCAGGCCAATCTTGGCCGGGAAAATGAGAAGATCGCGCAGCTCTATTTTGTCGACAAGCTCCCGCAGGTCGACGTTGCGACAGAGATGTTCCTGGGCCGCGCCACGGTCCAGCGCCGCCTGCCGGAGATCATGCGGGAGATGCAGCGGACATCCAGCAAACTGTATAACTGAGATAAGCGCCGAGAAATCGGCGCTTATTTTTAAGAAAATTTTCATTTTCCTCTTGACATTTACACGCATTGCGTGTATAATAAGGCCATAAGATAAAACAAGGCGAAAGCCGGAAAGAGGTACATCATGGAAACCAAGATCATCAACAACCGTTACGAACTCATTGCTTGCACTGCCATTGCCACCGAGGCTGGTGACACGGAAGAACAGTCCGCGATCCTCTGCCGCGATATGGATGCCTGCCTGGGCGATGCATTCTGCGTGTACTTTGGCTACACACTGGACGAACTTGCAGACAGCATTGAAGACGCTGACTATCCCGATTTCAGCGACGATACACTCGCCACCGTCCGCATCGACGGTCAGCCCATCAGCGCGTACTGCTTCTGATCGATGGATCGCATCTGTTCTCAGTGCGGTGCGCACTTCGAAGGATTCTCGCGCGATACAAGATGCCAAAAGTGCCGAAGGACTCCAGTGAGAGCCCTTCGCACAAAGGTTTGCGCGGATTGCGGGAAGAGCTATGAAACATATGGTACGCGCTCATTTTACTGCCCGGATTGCAGCGAAGCGCGAAAACGGATTGCCCGCGCAGAATGCAGGAAGCGAAAGGCGGCGGGCAAAACCCGCCCCATCGGCTCAAAGGATATCTGCGAGCGCTGCGGAGCCGAATACACTGTAGAGGGCGGTTTGCAGCGTTACTGCCCGGACTGCGCCAAAAAGCGCACGAACGAATACTGCCTCGAACGCTTTTACAACGGCGGTGCGGAGCAGAGAAGGGCCCGTACTGATTCCAGAGCCA